GGGTTGATTAAATAATGTACCATAAAACACTCCACCAAAATCATGCACATTACTCACATCCCAAGAATCAATATCTTGATTGAAAGCACTATTGAAAATAAACACAGAATTTATATTTGTAACAGAAGATACATCCCAATCCCCTGCATTAGCAGGATTCCACAAAGTACATCCGTAGAAACCATATTGCATACTATTTCCTGTTATAGTTAGAGCATCAGTTGCAGTATGAGTCATATTAACACATTGAGTAAACGCTGAACTGTTTGTCCAATTAAAATCTCCCCAATTACTAATCTCCGTCATTTTAGCTTTATCTCCTGACCAACCAAATGTCCAACCTCTTATTGTCCCTGTGGTTGCAGTAATTCTTATTGTATAGGTTCCATCAGAAGCATAAGTGTGAGTTAATGCTGCGTCATTCCAAGCCGTAATAACATCTGAAGAAGAATCTCCCCAATCTACCACAAGGTCTATAGCTCCATTACTAACTAAAGGCACCTTGAACTCATCATTTGCTGACACACCTGTGTTGTCAGTTTTTACTGTAAAAATGAAGTCAGTTGATGCAGGTGGGGCTGCTGCAGCAAAACTATATGGATTTGTTAATATCGCCATTACACTTGATACCCTATTAAAGTAACCTTTAATCCTGCTCCCGCAGTTCCACTACCAATAGTATCTATATCCATAGTAATAGCACTATCATCTGCTAATGCAGAATCACTTATTACAGCAGGGGTTGCTGCTGTTGTAGATGTATATTCCCCTGCATCTATTGTTAATTTTGTAGAAAGTATAGTTGAGCCTGATTCATTTATATCAACCGTTAATACACTACCTACAGGAGCAGTAGCTACACTTGCCCTAACTGCAGTTAGCGTAAAAGCATAGGGCATACGAAAAGTAATTTTTGCAACCCCTATTGTTAAAGCGGTGGTTTCATCTGAAAGAGCAACCACAAAACTCTCTGTGTCAGGCGCCCAACTTAAATTCCCACCTGAATCTTTCCTTAAATGAGTTGAATTAGCTGCTACCTCAAACCCTTTAGGATTATGCCTATTAGCATCTTCTAAATTTTTATGTTCGTTTACTGCCATATCTTTTTATTTAACAATCATTACAATTACCTGAACACACGCAAGGGGAAGAAGTACAGGTACTACAATTACCATAAGGGTATGTATAAATGCTATCATAAAATATCAATCCGTGATTTTTATATGTGCCACTCATACTATTAGGTTTATTATCCTCGTAAGTAGGATAAAGGCCATCTTGGTCAGTTCCTGTAATAAAATCCATCATATCTTTAGCGAATATCTCTGCTTTCCTATAAGTGTCTTGCTTAAAAGCATTGTAGTCATCTGCAGTAATAAGTCTATTAAACTCATCTACATTATGAACTACGCCACTTGAAGTTATATTACTCATAATATCATTTACAACCTCAAACCTAACATACCAAGCCAAACAATCTTGTAAATAGTAAGTCATTAAAGTTTGATTATCTGCAGTTAGAGTACCACCATCATTCTGCAGTTTCAGTTCTCCATAAAAATCTTCGCCCAACAAAGGTCTTAAATGAGCTAACTCTGCTAAGACGATAGTGTTTTCAGACACAAGAGTAGGGTCAGTATTCTTATTTGTAAAGGTTTTACTAATAACCTCTCCTGCTGTAACTAATGTTGTGTATTGTCTATAATTTGCCATTACTATTGCTCTATTGTTATTTCTTTTGATTCCTCAGGCTCACCATCACCATCATCATCTCTTTCGGTTACGATAATCTCTCTATCTGCAATAAACATATCTCCATCTTCAAGCATTGGGAAATCCTCATCCAACATACGCCTTTGCTCATTTATTGTAAGAACTTGCTTAATATCTATATCGCTTGAATAAGAGATTGGTGGCTCATAATGTATCTTTAAATCTTTAGGGTCAAAACCCATCTCATTATACAATACCCTATGAACACCATCTAATAATAATTCGGAAGTATCCTTAATTACTGTAGTCATAGCTAAATCATAAGCTATTCTAATCTCACTTCCTGTATTATTCATTTTCCCTGAACTAACAATACCACTCAAAGACGGCTGCCATCTATGTGCAGTAATAATGTTTTGGTCAGTTATTTTTTGTAAATCCAACCAACTGCCCTCTTGGTCGTCTTTTATTATTTGAACATTTGCAGGAGAACTATCCCCATTCTTAACTATAAATAATATCTTGCCATTATTTCCTTCGCCTACAAATTTCTTTTGTGCTTCTCTAACCATTTTTTGAGCTTCTTCTTCCCCCATATCTCCATTAATCTCAACGATAGCTGAAGGCTGAAACCCATTCAAAAATTTAGTGTGATTCCATTTACCAATTTCATAATCTACTGCAATATGCTCTAATGCAGCCACATAATCTGGAAGGCCATAAAACCTAAAAGTCGGCTCATAATCTTTGAAATGTATTACAAACTTGCTATGAGCAACTCTTGGATAGATAGGTAATCTGTGTATTTTTTCGTCATTATTCCAATACCTACACCAATCAGGATTTACATAAACCTCTTTTTTACTTTTAGACATTCTAACCGTAGTGGCATCTAAGTGATACATATTTACACCACCATCATATAGTACACACTCCATATATGCATTACCGAAAGTATAGTAATCGTCTGCTAATTTCTTATAAACATCTCTTAATGTTTCGTGGTCAGCATTAACATCATCAACAAATTTTTGTAAATTCTCATCACTACACACAAACTTTGCTCCACTTGTAAACACAGTTTTTTGAGCCAAAACACTTCTATGTGTAGAGGACTTTCTTTTTAATTCTGCTAAATATTGTGGAAAAAGGTTATCATCCCCAAAAGGAATCCATTTCGTGTCAACCGTTTTTAGATTCTTTGGTTCAGATATATCAGGAGGGACAGTTAGATTAAAAACCCCAAACTCAAAGGTATTAGTCTTTGTCGGACTCTTTGTCTTTGTCGCTTGTTTTCTTACTTGACTTTTTGGTGGTACTTGTTTTTTCTTCATCCTTTGATGTTTTAGTAGTTTTTTCAATATACTCTGTCAACCCTACTTCTTCATAGGCATAAGCAAGTTCCTCTTGCGAACAACTACACCAATTTATTCTGAAGTTACCACTTGTTGTCCAAGATAATTGACCAACATACTTGTCTTTAATTTTATAATCTGCCATTTCTAAATATATTTTAATGTGGGGTAAATCTACAACTTTTTTATGAGAACTACACTCACACATAAAAAAAGATATTAGTAAGGGGTTTCCCCCCTACTATTATCAATTATTATTAGGTAGTTGTTGCTGTTCCAGCTGTTAAGTTTGGCGTTAAAGTACCACCATACGCTCTTGGTAGCTCATATTGTTTCGCCATTAAAGTAACAGTAATCCCATTCTCATCTTGATAAGCCGCCCCTGTACTTCCCTCCATACCTGTAAGGTCTGCAAAAGTTTGACTTCTGTAAATTTCGCTACTTGAGTCACCACCAACAGAGAATTTCTCACTTACACCAAGCACCCAATGAGTTCCATTAGAATCAGTTGCCATTCCCATTACACAAGTATCTAACAAATTTTGAAGCTCGTGGAACTTACCAAGATTTTGTAAAGCACCCGTATTACCACCCATTCTTGGTAGGTAGAAACTTAGAGTACACTCAAACGCAGTTGAACCATTTTCTTTGGTTGCCGCTATATCAAATGTCGCAGTTTCTGCCTTACAATCATACAGAAACCAATCAGCACTTGCAGGACCTGCCTTTTTAATTGAACCAATACCGTGATTATCCGCAGTATTATCAAAGGTAACAATGTCACCTGCCGTCCAACTTCTTAAATAAATTTGAGTTATACCCCCTGACCTTTGCAAGTCATCACACACAACTCTTATATCACCATCTATTGCCATTTTATTTTATTTTTAAGGTTAATAACTATTCTATCCTGCTAACATTGACCCATTCACTAACGAATCCCAACCGTATTGGAAGCCCATTGTGAAGTTAGCTCGTACATACATATTATCA